CACCATACGTTTAATAAAGGTGGCCCAGATACCCAAGCCGATATAATAGCTAATGCTAAAAGACACACCAATACTACGCGCACCATATTTTAAGGGAAAAAATTTTGTATGCAACCATGTAGTTAAAAACGGAATACCTGCTTATGCGGACTCTAGGTTAGACCCTAAAGTAATAGGAACCCATGATTATATAAAATATTGGGAGGAGCAAATATATTACATTCACAATGGTATCCAAACAGGAGGATTATTTATACCTGGAAGATACTATTACTATATGAATTTCGGTCAGTTTCCTACTCCAAACGGATTAGTAGACCCATCTATGTGTGATTTACACTTAGAATTAGCTTATTTAATTGACTATGCTAAAGAGCAAGGAAAGAATATAATAATAGCTAAAGGACGTAGAAAGGGTATATCAGAGTTCACTCAGAAGGCGGTTATTGACTATGGATATAGATTTAATTACTCATATCAGGCTGGTATTGCAGCAGGAGTAAAAGATTACGCAGAGGATTTTATGAAGAAGTGGGCTTTCTCTGATTCAATTATGGTACCAGAGCTAAGAGTTGGTACATTAAAAAAGAATGATGAAGAGGTAATCGCAGGATATAAAATAAAAGAAGGCGGTAACTTTATTAATGCAGGAAGTGATAGTAAGATATTTGTAAGAACGATGCACAGTGATGCGAATATGTTTAAAGGACTATACTTTAATGATGTGGTTGCGGAAGAGTGTGGAGAGTTTGATAATCTAAAAGAGTTCTATTCTGCTACAAAAGCCTGCTTAACAGTAGGAGCTAAACAAGTAGGAACTATGTTTATGTATGGTACGGGCGGTAATATTACTAAGGGTTCAAAAGACTTTATGGAGATATGGCATAATCCAGACCAATTTAATGCTATAAAGTTTCTTATTCCTGCAACTAGATTTTACTTTCCATATTACGGAGGAGCAACAGAGAAAGGTAAAGAAATGGGGCAAATTCCTTCATTTACTAAAGAGTATAAGCCATACCAATTATTAGGAGTGGAGGATGAGGCAACGGCTAAAGAGCAAATATTAAAAACAAGAGAGATAAAACGTAAAGGGCCGATAAAGGATTACCTTGAAGAGTTACAAAACTTTCCATTGGATGAATCTGAGATTTTCAAGAGAAAACACTCAAACAACTTCGATGTAGAGAAGCTTAATAGCCAAGACTTCTTAATACAAACTAACAAAGCAAAGTATTCTAAGTGGAAACTAGAATGGGTACTTAAAGAGGACGGTACAAGGGCAGAACCACTAAAAATTAAAGCCGTCCCTGCTAAAGATATAGACTCAGAAGATGACTGTATATTAATACTCGATGGATACCACCCAACGGGAAGTCATCAGAATTTATATGTTGCTGGGATAGATGCGTACGATCAAAACAAAGCGGACTCATCTAAATCAAAAGGAGCCATGGTTATTATCGCTAAGAAAAATGGCTATAACATACCTCACAATGTACCATTAGCTACAATATTTGCGAGACCTAAATTTAAGGAGCAGTTTTTTGAGATGTGTATTAAAGCATCAGTATATTTTAGATTATTAAGAGATACATTAGGTGATAAGGCAGCAAGTTCAGGAATTATAAATATGTATAAGGATTATGGATGTACTAAGTATTTAGCTCCTAGGCCACAGAAGTTCGAGAGTGAAAATTCACAACAATCACATGAATTTTGGGTGTCATTAAATACTTATAGTAGGCCAATGATGATTGGATTATTACAGTCGGCGGTTGATTATAATATTCAGGATGTATGGTTTCCTAAAGTAATAGAGCAAGTAAGCAACTTTGATGAAGTAGAAGTAGATAGTGATAATGACTTGGCGGATGCTTGGGGAATTGCTTTAATGCAGTCTGTAAGTAATAATATAGCTCCTAGAGATAACTCTACGGTAGAAAAAGATAATCCATTTAGTTTAGGAGGATGGGAGTTAGATAAGAATGGAGAAGCTATACCATTAGATGATGATTTTAATCGTCCGAGTAATCCAGAAAAGGATTTTGATAGATTCGGTTTAAGTTAAAAGAAATTTAGCTATTTTTGAATTAAAATATTTAATAATGGCTAGTAATAGTAATTTTCCTCTACAAACAATTCCTATGTATAAGAAAACACCTGAGTGGTGTTCTTTGCATTTAGATTATGCTCAAAATATATGGATGGGTAGTAACGCATTAAGAAGTAAGATGGATAATGATTTTCTATCTTATAATGGCGTGAAGACTCCTGATAGCACAAATTTTCTTACTAAACAATACGGTAAACAGAATAAAGCAAAGTATATAGCATACAGAGCACACAAGCCAAAAATGCAATTAATGGTGGGAGACTTTTTAACTCAACCATTGTCGGCAACTGTTCAAACAACAAACAGAGATGCTAAGACAGAAAAGATGAATAAGATGAATATGATGTATGGCGCTATGGTAGCAAAGCCTGAGTTAATTCATTTAAAAGAGAAAGTTGGAGTTGATGTAATGGAGGGTGCGCCTATTCCAGATAACGAAGAAGACCCATTATGGAATAAGATTTCAGTAAAAGACAAGCAAGAAACTATCATGCAGATTATCTTAAATGAGATGATTAAGCAAGATGATTTAAAAATAAAGTTCTCTAATGACGTACTTAATGGAACTATTACATCTATGATGTTTGGTAAAGTTGAAAGAGATGAAGAAGGAGAAACAAGTTATATAAGCATTGACCCACGTAACGCAATATTTGAAGAAATACAAGGAGATATGTTTTTAGAACATAGTCCTATTATGGGTTCTTGTATTTATTACTCAGTACATGATGTTTTAAGAAGATTTAATTTAACTCAAAAGCAAGTAGACTTATTAAATAATGCAGCTCAAAATCCTATCAATTACATAAATACACCTAACAATGGATTTATGATGGCGGGTAATAACTTGATGGTTCAGGTTATGCACATTGAATGGAAGTCTGTTATACCTACTTATTACAAGAGATTAACTAAAACGGCTAATCAATTATTGTTAGATAGTAGCGACCCTTATATCTATCAGCCGATGGATACAGAAGACTATGAGAATAATAAAGATTGGCATGATAACCAACAAAAGAAAGGTAAATACGAGGTAGTAGCTAAATATGCAGAAGATTTATGGGAGTCTACACGTATCGGCGGATTACCTGAATTAGATATTAACAGACGTAGAGCCTTATTCCAAATGAGAAAGGTTGATGACCCTACTCGTATTTACGGAGGTTCTTATACAGGTTTCTTATGCCAAACAGTAGATGGTAAGCGTATATCTTTAATGAATGAATTAGAGAATTTAAGTAATGTATTTGATATTTTAATGTATAAGATATTACAAGACGTAAATAAATACAGAGGTAATGTTTTAGGATATAATTCGGCGGCGTTACCAGCTAAATCTTCAATGAAAGAAGTAGCTTATAATATAGTTAATGATGGATTTATTATTTACGATACTTCAGCAACAGGTAACGCACACGGACGAGATGTAAGCTTAAATAACTTACTAGATGTAAAGGATTTAGGCTTAAGTAGTTCTTTCCCTAGCTTAATACAATTTAAGAGTGACATCTTAAATATGATGAGTGCTATGACGGGTATAAATGAAAATAGACAAGGTAATATCGCGGCTAGTGCAACGGTAACTAATACTAATGAAGCAGTATCAGCATCAAGAACTATAACAGCACCTTTCTTTTATGGAGTGCATTTATTCGTAAGTAAAACATTAGAGAAGATTGTAGAGTCAACTAAAGTAACTTGGGGTTTCTATAAAGTAGATAAAGGAGAGCAGATATTAGGTACAGGTAAGTTTAAATGGTTGCAAGTAACTCAAGACATTGGTTTTAGAGATTATGGTGTACATATACAAGACGGAAGCCGATACAATCAGATTAATAATTATATGCAAGGTTTAATGGAAGCTTCTTTAAATGCTAAAGAAATGCGTCCTGAAGATGCCTTGAAGTTTATGATAGAAGAAACATTTGCAGGTAAGAAAGCAATATTAGAAGAGTCATGGGCTAAGATTAAAGAGATTGAACAACAAGCGCAACAAGCACAGTTACAAAGCCAAGAGCAAATGCAACAAGCTCAATTACAAAATCAATTAGATATAAGAAAAGCTGAAATTGAAGATGCTCAAGCGCATGACATCGAAAAAATTGTAGTACAGGGAGATACCGACATCCGTGTAAAAAAATCTGAGATGTCTGACCAAATTACGATAAATGCACATAAAATTGAAGCAGAAAGTTTAAGAAGTGATAATATTTAATATATTTGATAAAAAATACAACAAATGACAAACGAGGAAACAATAGTTACAAATACTGAGCGAGATGCTGCGGTTGTAACTGCTCCAAAGGCAAATTTAAGTATGCTGTCCAACGAACCTTGGTTACAGGAAAATGTTAATACATTTGAACCTATTAAACAAGAGCCGACAAC